GAGTTTCTTATTAAACCAGATGGCTGGAAAATACCAGATTTAGATTATTGGCTTAACAAGGGGATTTCTGATGTAGAGGCTGAAAAGAGATCTAAATTTTGGACAGACAACGGATTCACTAACGAGGAAAGCCATACAAGAGGTGTTCCAATTATTGATGCTCTAAATTTTTTCAAATTTCATCACAAAGATGCTGATTTGATTGTGGCTCACAATATGGATTTTGACAGTTTAGTTTTAGGATCAGAATTAAATATGGCAGGACTTCTTTTGCCCAGAAAGCCTAAATTCTGTACTATGAAAAGTACAATCGACTATTGCAGATTACCTTTTCCAAAAGGGGGGAGCGGTTTTAAATTTCCAAAATTAGAAGAGTTGTACAGGATCCTTTTTGGAAAAGAGTTTGAAGGAGCGCACCAAGCTATTTCTGATACAGAAGGTTGCGCAGAATGTTATTTCGAGCTTTTAAAAAGGGGGCTAATATGAAAGATGAAGATCTAATAACATTTGGAAAGCACAAGGGCATAGCTATGGCAAATGTTCCTGCTGTTTGGCTTATTTCATTCCATGAGGAGATTGATAGTAAGAAAAAAACAAAGTTGACTAATGAAGAAATAGAGGTTTTTAACTACATTTCAAAAACAGGTATAGAATTATTAAGAAAGGAGGCTCTCAATGACAGGTAGAATAAAAAGACCGCCACAGGCACCAAGGTTGCAATTTCCATTAATCGGAAAAATAAAATGCGGAAAAAAGTCTGAGAAAGGTTACCCTATGGCACTAGATTATTTTCTAGCAACAGGAAAGTATGAGAAATACTTTAAAGAAGAATACGGAGAGAAGCCAAGTACCCTGCAAGTGATATTTATGGAAGATCGACCAGAACTAGTTTGCGATGAAAGGTTGGAATTAAGAGATAGCGCAGGGGCTTTGGTGGCTCATGGCGATGGCCTGGACTTTAAGATTTATGACCAAAAAAGCGAAGGGTACAATGATTATTCGCTTCAAGATCACCCAGAAATGCTGGAAAAATTAGCTGAGAAGCACAAAAATGAGTGGAGGTCTAGATTAACCTTGAGGTTTTTATTGCCAAAAATTGGTGGAATAATTGGACATTGGGAGTTTAGCACCAGTGGAGAGAAAAGCACAATACCTGAAATAATTTCAGTTTTTGATGCTGTTATTGAGCAACGTGGATTTATTAGAGGAATTATTTTTGACTTAAATATCACTATGCACAAATCAAATAAGCCCGGCTCAAAAAACCGTTTTCCAGTTGTCAGCTTGGTGCCAAATCATTCTAGAGAAAACCTAGAGATCATAACAAACCACATAGGAATTGGAATTACAGACAAGGATTTACAGAGGAAAAGTCTCACTTAAAAGCGATTGGATTTTTGGGAGTTTGTTGCAGTCCAAAGATTCAGACTATATCGCACAAGAAGAGAATGGAGAAGTTTTTGCTTCTTACAAAGTCCTATCGGAAACGGTAGGGCTTTGTAGTGGAATACTGGACTTATCGGTTAATTTCATTTATGAAGGGGACAAATTAAGATCTGGACACGGGTACTTTTACAATGTCAAATTTGTAAACGGAAAAATGCTAGCCTATAGTAGTTTGAATTTTCCTCACTATTTAGAGGATATATTTAGGCCGTTGATTGTTTTATAGAATTGATTTTAACGGAAAGCTATATGAATAGTGCGTATTTAAAACAACAAAACATTATGGAGGCAATAGGCAAATTAATAAAAGATTACAAAAATAAATTGATTGATATTGACCAGAGTAGAGAATCTGATAATAAAGCAGGCGACCATTCTTTTTATATGGAATATGATACCTCTAAAGAAAATATCAATGAATTTATTGGTGAATTAAAGAAACTGCAAGCATTATTTATATAGCGTGTTGTAACACGTTTTAATGAGTTTTATTGAATGTTAAAAGCAGTTTTAGATTTAAAAATTTTAAGTATATTTAAGTATTGCAATTTATCCACCTAAGTTTGCATCAAGAAATTATAACAAGCCTTGTCTGGTTAATCGGAGTGGATACCGTTAATTTAGATAGGGCTTTTTTATTTAAAAAATATGGGATTTGGAACAAAAAAAACCTTGACAATTGAACAGGTAAAGAAATTGGGTTTTGTGGAGCAAAAATCAAAAATAGGAATTCGATACTCTAATTTTTTTGGATTTGAGTCAATTGATTTAATTTTTCAAGAAAACAAAAACTCGTTTGTATTTATAAGTTACACTCACCAGCTATTTGAAATTAAGACCTTAGAACAACTTTTGGTCTTGATTTATGCCTTAACTGGTAAAAAGTTTGAGAGATGTTAACATTCACTAATATTCAGCATGGTTTTAGAAAAAGAAATGGGCTTAGCAACAATGAGTATATCCTATGTGACATGATTTTCTATTTGTCAAGCACAGCAAAATCTCACTTTGGATGGTGCTATATGACTAGAGAAAATATTGCCGAAGATCTTGGAATCAGCAAGTCTGGAGTAATAAAAATGATTGAGAGAATGATTGAATACGGTTTTTTGGAAAGGGATAATTTAACCAAGTATTTGAAGACCTCAGAAATGTGGCAAGAGGTGTATTTGGAAAATCATTCAAAAAAAACCGACGGTGTACAAAGTGTACCGAGCAGTGTACAAAGTGTACCGAACCTTGGTGTAAAAAGTAATCCCTATAATAACAGAACTGATAATAATAGTATAATCAAAAAAGAGCTCAACTGCAAAAAAGCAGTTTCACTCAATTTATTTGATTTAGAAGACAAAGAAGATTTAAAAGCAAAAAAAGTCATGTTTAAAAATTCTTTGGTGGCTAATGTTGAGGTGTTTGAAAAAAAGTTTATTGGAGAGGAGTTTAAAAATATAGACATTAATTACTACTTTCATGCCGTGGCAGATTGGAGTTTACAAAAAAACACCAAGATTTTGCGAACAAATGAAGGTTGGATTGCAACAGCAAGAACTTGGATTAGGAATGATTTTAAAGCGGGTAAGCTTAAAAATAAAACTAGCTCAAAAGAACAGGAACAATATTTGGAATATTTAAAAGACAGCAATGCTAGCAATTAGACAAGAATTTGGAATTAAGAGATTAGAGGAGAAAAAAAATCTACTCGAATTGAAAAGCGTTTTATCTGGAGTCAGTGAACACGAGCTGAGGATAGCAAGACTATCACTAAGAAAAACAATCGCTGAATATTCTTTGGAAGGGGAGGAGGGCCTGCCGGTTAAAGTCAAAATTCTTACCGTAGGAATTTGTAGAGATTATGCAATCAGAGGAGTAACCGATCTAGAAACTTTTAGGTTTTTGGATATTCTGCGAAAGTATTATTCAGGACTCACCTTGGAGGAAATTCGAACAGCATTTGAGCTGGCATTAATCGGAGGTTTAGACGAGTTTTTGCCAAAAGACAGGAATGGAAATCCAGACAAAAACTCGTATCAGTTATTTTCGCTTGATTTTATAACCAAGATCCTTTCTGCATACAAGAAGTATAAGGGCATCATTTGGGGCAAGGTGTATAAGTGTTCCGAAAAAGAAGAAACACCGCCTACAGAAGAGCAGAGTGAGCAAATTCAAAAGGATTTTCACAACACTTTACAGGAGCAGTTTAATGAGTATGGCGAAACAGGGATTTTAAACATCTTATTCCCAGTTTTTACCGCGAAGTATCTGATTAAGCATGATAAGATAATTGACCGGGAAATTTCAGAAAAGGACATACAAAAGGCCACTATAATTCTGACAGAGAAGCTGAAAGAAAAAAAGAAAAAGCAGAATTTGTTTGAAGGGGTCGAAGGTTTGGAGGGCAATAAAATATTGGCTTATGCTGAGAGAATAAAAAGCACAGAATTAATTTTGGAACTATTTGAAAAACTGAAAAATGCAGGAAATAATATTTGGGATTGACGTAGGAAAAAGCGGAGCAATAGCTGTCGCAAAAAATTCTACTATTAGAATTGTAAAAATGCCAAAAGACACAAAAAGCCTCAAAGGTTTTTTTGAATGTTATACTCCAGAAACTAGCATTGTTTTTATGGAAAAAGTTTCTGCATTCATTGGAGAGAATGATGCCAAAAAGTATGCAATAATCAAGATGCTAGGACAGGCAAGAGAGTTAAAAACCGTTCTGGAGTTCATGGGCTTTAGAGTTGTGGAGGTTGCCCCAGTAACTTGGCAGACTCAGTTAGGCCTAAAGTTCAAGGGTATGGACAAGGCTGAGAGAAAGCAAAAATATTTCGAGTTTGCTAAAAAATGGGCCAATCAAAATAAAATCCATAAATACCAAGGAGATGCAGTTTGCATTCTAGCTTGTGGAATCAAAATGATAAAAGAAAAACACCCGCTTGTTGGAGGTTCAATGAACAATCTAGACCTATTTTAATATGCAAGAAATATGGGTTGAAAAAGGTTTTGCAAATTACATCAAAAAAGCAAGGAGAGAGTTTATAACAAAGTTTTGGAAGATGTACCCGGACGTTAAGAATAGAGTAATAGCAGAAAACATATTAATTGCTTATGATCAGATGGCAGAGAGACTGAGAATTTTAGAGTCTGACGAGTGGCACTGCGTTGAATGCGATGAGATTGTGCCAAGCGAGGAGGTTTTAAGATCCAAAAAAGGAAACTTGCACAAATTAGGTGCTAGAGCTTGTGGGCAAATGGTTTTACGTGTTGAATGATGGAAAAAGCATTTAAAGGATCCATTGACAAAGAAGGTAATTTTAAGCTTCGAGATGCCAAGGCTTTTAAGAGCTTTTTAGAACAGCATAAATCGACTGATATGATTGTATCAATTCATTTAGCTGATAGCCCTGCATCAAAATTCAGCATAAATTACTTCATGCATATTATTTGTCTGGAGTACATTCAAATATTTAAAATTCATTTAAACGAATTTACTACAAAGGAAAAAATTAGCTATACTTTGAGATCCTGGACTCCAGTATGCATAAAAGACAATGAGGTTTTGGAGCTTGAAGATCTTAGCCAAGAGCAATTAAATGAGTTAATAAGGAACTCAAAGTACATAGCGAGTAAAGAATTTGATTATTTTATCAGTGATTAATTTATAACCAAAAAAACAATTTGAAACATGAAAAACCCAAGCAAAACAAATTTTAAACTCAATAAGCTAAAGCTTATCTCTGGAGGTGGTTTGTCAGTCGAATACACTTTGCAAGAAGTAATCGGAGCAGATACTTATCAGTCAAAGCAAAAGCAGGACTCAACAAAACAGGCTCACCCAGACCTTGAAGAAAACCTAATTGCATTAGCGCCAATGGTGGCACAGGTTTTTTGCTTTACAAATGCCAGAGATATTGTAATGAGTCTAGTCTTTAAAGCTGACATTCTACAAAAAGAATCAGTGGCAAAATATGTTGATTTTATTCATGAGAAGATCAGAATAACAGGAATCGCAGTATCTGGAGAAGACGCAAAGCGAGGGGTTGTAATTACAGCAAGCTTTGCGGTTGACAACAATCAGAGAGTAGCCATAAATACTCCGAGAATATTACTTGTATCAGAGAGCAGAGGCTTTGAGGCAAAGCTTATTGCAATTGTGGATAGTCTGGAGTCCGAAGCATACGATTTTATTTACAACTCAAAGGTTGCGAACCCAGAGATCTTTGACTATTCTGGAGAAGATGAACAGGAGATGGACGGGCCGAATGTTACTGAACCGGAAGTAATTGAAAATGCATAACAAGGGAGAAATTAAAAAGATGTTTGCTCAGATTTGGGAAGAGCGAGAGCATATTTCTGAAGTGTCTGGCAAACCTCTTTTATATCCAAACCATTCGCAGTGGCACTGGCAGTTTGCTCACATTTTGGGAAAACAAGCATACCCAAGGTATAAGTACAGAAAGGAAAATATAATGCTTATGTTACCTGAGGAGCATGAAAACCAAGAAACATTTGTAATATTCATGCGCAAAAAGCAGGAACTAATAGAAAAATATTACAGAAATGAATAGATTTATTTTCACAGGAATGCTAGGTGCGGATCCTAAGGTAAAAGAGTTACAAAAGGCTAGTGTAACAAAGTTCAATGTAAGGATCACAGAGGAATACACTAGAGAAAGCGGAGAGAGCGGAGAAACTATTTTATGGGTCAACTGCGAGGCATGGAACAAGCTAGGAGAAGCTTGTAAAGAAGAGCTTAAAAGCGGAGACATTTGTAAGTTTGAAGGAAAACTTGTTACAGAAAAATGGGAGGGAAAAGATGGTAAAAAATTCAGGTACATCGTTAAGTTGTCAGCATTCAAAAAAGTTTAAAGACTGGCAAATAGAGGTTAGAAACTTTCTTTTTTATGTCGACAGCAGAAGAGAGTACACAAGGCTTGAGCTCAGATTATTTAAAAAAGGGATTGATTCAATTGATGCTGGAGAAATAATTTTAAAAGCTTGATTGATATACATAAAAAGTATATATTTGTTTAATCAGTTAATCAAATCCAAAAAAAGAATGTCTAAAATTAAAGGTCAAAATTTAATGCATTTAGTGTCAGATAACGGTAAAAGAACAAAGTGCGGTTTATCAAATCAGTATAAAGATGCTGAAAGCAAGGAGAGATTTGAGCAACTTTTAGCAGACGTTTCAATGTCTAAATTTTGTTGCAAGAAGTGTAAATAATTTAATTAAAATTTATAAGAGGCAAGGAGCCTTTTATTTTGTGTCAAGTAAATATTTGAAAAATGAACGTTGAAAACGTAAGTGCAGAAAAATTTGGAATCGAAGAGGTAAAAGCCAAGCAGATCCGTCAGCAATTTGAGCCAATGTTAAAGCTCATGGATGAATTGGAGGAGCAGGCCAATAAGGTTTTCGAGATGAAAAAGGGGACTAAGGAAAGCGAGGAAAAGGCTAGAGAGGTTCGACTAAAGCTAGTAAAAGCCAGGACTGGCACAGCATCAATTCATAAAGACCAAAAGGAGTTCTACATAAAAGCCGGCAAATACATCGATGGATGGAAAAACGCTCAGCTTTTTGCTGGACAGGGTCTGGAGGAAAAGCTTTTAGGAGTGGAGAATTACAGTGCAATAAAGCTGGCAGAAAAGGTTGAAAAGCTTAACAAAAAGAGATTAGGCCAGATAAAACCATACATAGACCTTGAGCATAACGATCTTAATTTTGGATCAATGCAAGAAGATGTATGGGAATCTTATCTGGAGAAAAAGATCCAACAAAGCTTAGAATTGATTCAGGCCAAAAAAGATGCTGAAATCAAACAAAAAGAAGAGGCAAAAAAGATCCTTGTAGGACAAGAGAGGTTTGCTGAATTAATGGAGCTAAGTCAGTATTTAAAGAAAAGATACGGGATTACAGAACTTACAGAAATTTCTGCAGATGAATATTTGGGATTAATTGAAGGGGCAATAGCAACCAAAAAGATCAACGATATCGGAAAAGAAAGATTTGTACAGGTTGCAAAATATGTCAATCTTTTAGCGGATCCAATTACCAGTTACGACTTTAGAGAGATGACAAATTCTAATTTTGATAACTTTCTATTTAAGCTTATTGATGCAGAAAGAGATCAGAAAGAGAGTGAAAGAAAAAAAGCTTTAGCCCTACCATATTTAAGGTTTATTGACAATATGGAAAAGGTCTTGCTTCTCGATGTGGTTGGATTTGCAAAGGTTATAGCATTGTGTGTTCATAAGGATAAAGAGGAAAAAGATGTTAAGGCAAAAAGAGAGACAAGAGGCTTAAAATTATCTTCAATTCTTTTCTTTGTTGATGATTACGAAAAGTTAATTAACTCTACTGATATTGAATTTCAGAAGGGCTTGACAGATGCTCAGGAAAGAGCGGATAAAAGGACTCAGGAATTACGCTTACAGGCCACAAAAGAAGGCGAAGAGCGTGCAGAGAGAGTCAGGTTGCAAGGGATTGAGAATAACCGAAAGGAAAAGGCTGTTAAGGATGCAAAAGACGCAGAGAAATTAGCAAAGGCTCCAGTAAAAAAGCAGTTTCAATCTTGGATTGATTCAATGAATATCACAAATGCTCCAGTGGAAAACGATTTGAGCGCTGAGATCCTGAAAAAGTTTGAAGGATTCAAGCAGTGGGCAAAGAAAGAAGTTGAAAAATTATAATTAACCGGGGGTTTAAAAGCCCCCATAACTTAAAATAAAATGAAAAAATTGGAATTTGGAGTAATCGCTTTAGTTTTAATTATGATGCTTATCATAATGTTCTCAGGATGCAGTTTATCAAGGTCGCCTGCAAAGATTTACCAAAACACAACTGCATCACAAATGGAATATCCTGCTTGGCTAAAAAGACATGCAAATGTTTTTGGACACGAAAATGCAAGTCTAAAAAGGTCAAAAGACTTTTTGAAGCAAAGCAAAAAGGCAAGTAAAAAAAGGGCTCAAGATAAGGAGATGCGGTCAAAAATTGATCTGCTTAATGATAGGGCAAAAGCGGTAAACAATTGAGATACTTAATATTGCTCTTCTTACTCCTTTCAGGTTGTGAGGCATACAAAAAAAATGTTGTCAGTCAGCGAATAATGAGAACCGAAGGAATAGTGACCGAGGTTAATTCAAAATATGGTTTTTACACAGTTTTCTGGAAGGGAGAAAATTGCAGATGGAAAAACCAGCCTTGCGGAGGTATAAGTGATCATTTATTAATCAGTAAAATAAATGTAGGCGACACGGTTAGAATTTCAGTAACTAAGAGGTTGCAATAAATAGAACAATAAAGTTGATAAACACCCAGTTTGGGGCCGCTGTTTTGCAGTGGCTCCTTTTCTGTTTAAATTGAACAAACAAAAATCTGTTATGAAGTGGAAAAAAATTAGCGTTAAGCTTTTAAAAATAAATCCGATTAATCCAAGGACGATAAAAAGCAAAAAGTTTCAGCAACTTGTAAAATCTGTAAAAGACTTTCCTGAAATGCTGGAATTAAGGCCAATAGTGGTGGATTCTGATCTAGTTGTTTTGGGTGGAAATATGAGGCTAAAAGCATGTATTGAAGCAGGGTTTGAAATAGTGCCGGTTATTTATGCTGACAGTTTATCTGACGATCAAAAAAAGGAATTTATAATTAAGGACAACTTGTCTTTTGGAGAGTGGGAGACAGAAGATCTTGCTTTAAATTGGGATGTTGAACAGTTGAAAGGATGGGGCTTTGACGAGGAAATAAAAGAAAAGCTTGATATTCAAGAAGCCGAGATTGAGTTCAGTGAATATCTTGGAGAGGCGAACAATTATGTGGTTTTGAAATTTGACAATGAAATTGATTGGCTTTCAGCCATGACCCACTTTAAATTAAAATCTGTTTATAGCCAGAGAGCAAACGGCAAGCCGTGGAGCAAAGGCATAGGCAGGGTAATAAATGGAGCAGAATATTTGAATAGCCTAAAAAATGAATAGCATTTATATACCTTCATTTAATAGGTGGGAATCAGTCAAGACCTTTGAATATTTAGAAAGTGGAACTATTGTAGTGCCGGAAAGTCAGTTTCTTAATTACAAAAAAAGATATGGCAAAAATGTAGTGAGTATACCTAATAAAAAAGACGGATCTGTTGCAAAAAAAAGAAATGCTATTTTGGAGTTAATTAAAGAGAGGGAGCCGGACGGTTGGGCTTGGATATGCGATGATGATCTTATCTGCATCAAAGAAAAAAAGCATCAAAAAAAGCTAACAGGCGATGAAGCTTTGGAAGCAATGGAAAGGGTACAAATTATGGCAGAGGATATGCAGGCCTGGCTTGGAGGGTTTGATTATTCACCTGACAATTTAAAGTTAAAAGACTTTCAGCCATTTTCTTTTACCAAGCCTGTTTTTGGCAATGCATTAATTAATGTTCTCGATGGCATTAAGTATGACGAGAATTTTAGAATCACAGAAGATGTTGAGTTTTGGGCGTCTAAAATGAACAAAAATAGATTTATGATCAGAGAAAACAGATTTGTTTGCGTTTTTAATGGAGAGGATGGAGGAAAGGAATCAGTAATAAAATACAGTATTGAGGACAAAAAGAAATTCGCAAAACAGATAAACAACAAATGGGGCAGACAAATAATGGTCTGGAACAAGACAAGGTTTGAATTTAGGATACCAATTAAAGGAGCATGATTGAAATCTACGCACCAAGCTACAAAAGAGCAAAAGGGGTCAAGACCCATAAAATTTTGCCAAGTGTCATTTACGTTGTGCATGAATTTGAAGAGCATGAGTATAGGGCAGAAGGTCACAAAATAACAGTCATACCAAATGATCTGAGAGGAAACCTATCAAGGGTAAGAAACCATATTGCTCAGGTCTTATTAAAAAATGGTGGCATTATGATTGACGATGATATTGAGGATTTTAAACTGTGGGATTTTGAGGATAAAAGCCCGTTTTTAAAATCAATGAAAGCAGAAGACATATTAGAGTTCTTCGAGATTGCTTTTGTTATGGCTCAGGAAGCAGGATACAAACTCTTTGGGGTGAACATCATTGGAGATAAAGGATCCTACAGAGAGTATACGCCATTAAGCTTTACAAACTATATCAGCGGGTCTTTGATGGGAATAATCCCAAACCCAATTCTGTTTGACGAAAATTTGCCGTTAAAAGAGGATTACGATTATTGCCTGCAACATTTTAATAAATACAGAGGAGCATTAAGGTTCAATTACATTCACATGATAAAAAAAGACCATGGAAATATTGGAGGATGCTCAGATAATCGAACAATCGAAAGGGAGTGCGAGCAGATGAAGTTGTTTCAACGCAAGTGGGGCAGTAAGATAGTCCGGCTTGATAACGGAAAGAAAAAAGGCAAAAAAAAAGAAACTATATTTGACATTAATCCAGTAATCAAAGTGCCAATTAAAGGAGTTTAAAAAGCAAAAAGTTATGTACAATCCAGACGACCTATTTAACACAGCAGTTGAAACTGTAACTAAGAATAAGCCCCATAGCTTAAATATGCTTATTGCGTTAATGGGGATCAGTCGAGAAACATTTTACACTTATTTTCCTACAGGATCAGACAGGCATAAAAGGATTCAGCAGGAGATCAATACGGCAAAGGGCAAAATTAAAGCGGTTATGTTTAAAAAGTGGTTTGATTCAGAGAATCCCACTTTGCAAATTGCTTATATGAAACTGCTTGCTGATGAAGATGAATTAAGAGCATTGACAAATCAGCATAATAGCTTTGAAATTCAGGACGACATGGAGATCACAATTAACATAAAGAAGTAAAAAGGAAAAATTCAATATTTTATTTTGGCATGGCTGGTCTTAAGTTGGGAGGCTTTTTAAAATTAGTTTGTAATTATTAAAATAACAGAACAATATTTGGAATGGAGATAAATGCAACAGGAGTATTTGAAAGGCAGTGGGAGGCCATGAACCTGTTTGATGTGGGAGAAGATAAAGAAATATTGATTGACGAGAATGGGCAAAAGATTAGAAAGTACAAATACATAGTACATGAGGGTAGCTCAAGAAGCTCAAAGACTTATTCAATTATCCAATCGCTGTATATGTTTGGGCTCAAGAACAAGAGCAAAAGAATATCGGTATGGAGAGATACCAAGAAAGATTGCAAAGACACAGTAGGTTATGACATGAGCCAAATTTATCCTTATCTGCCATTTGCTCAATATTGCAGGTTTAAGGAATCAAAAGGGTTGTATCATTTTTTGAACACAGGTTCGGTAATTGAGATCACAGGAACAGATGACGAGAAAAAAGTGATGGGCTACAATGGCGATATTGCTTGGCTTAACGAACCTTATCAAATTTCAAAAGGAACCTTTGACCAGATTGATCAGAGAACAACAGAGCTTATTATTATAGATTGGAATCCTAAAAAAGCTCACTGGGTCGACAATTTAAAAAAGGACAAAAGAACTCTAGTCATTCATTCTACTTTTATGGACAATCCTTTTTGTCCAAGGGAGCAAAGGCTCAAGATCCTGAGCTATCAACCTGTAGATATGTGCAAAGCAGTAGAGGGGCAAACGTTAAGTCTAAGCGAAGGATTGATATATGATTATGTAAAAAACGAGAAAGAGCTTAACGAAGAAGATTTGGCAGAATTAACTAGATGCCAAGAGAATGAAAAGAAGCAGAGCGCAGACAATTATAACTGGAGCGTTTATGGATTAGGATTAAAGGCAGAGAAGCCCAACAGAATTTTTAGATGGAATGAAATTTCCTTGCAAGAGTTTTATGATCTGGAAGCCCAAAGCATTTATGGGGTTGATTGGGGCAAGTCTGACCCTTTTGGAATTATCGAATGCAAATATTATGATGGAGGGCTTTACATTCATGAGCTAAATTATAATTCAGAGAATGAAATCAGAAGCAAATTAACCAATACAGAAAGAGCTCAAATTGATCTTGAAGATGAAGGACTGGTTATATGGCTGTTCAAAAAGCTTGGAATCCCACAAGACAGTTATATCATTTGCGATCCAAACAGAAAGCTGAAAATAATAGCTCTACGACAGTGTGGTTATGATGATGCTTTGTCAGCACACAAACCGCCTGGAAGCATAAAAGATGGAATTGATTTGCTTCAAAATCTTAATGTTTATTATACTTCAGAAAGCAAAAATGTCAAATATGAACAAGAGAATTACAGTTACAAAAATGACAGATATGGACTTGTTTTAGAGGATCCAATGGACTTGGACAATCACACAATTGATCCTGCCAGATATGTAGTGACTTTTTTACAGATGGAAGGAGTAATAAAAATGGCATAAAAGCTTTACATTAGTAAAAAAAATGCTATCAACGTGGATTTACTAAAAGGCCTAAGTTCAATTTTCGGGTTCAATAAGAACTACAATTATTTCAGCTACGACATTTTAGGGGGAG